ATGGAAAGAAGAACTTATGCTATCAACTTCTGGGTTAGCCCAAGTAAAGCAAGGAAAAATGGTAAAGCACCTATCAACATTACCATCACCCTAAATGGTCAGAGAGCCTCATTATCATCCAATAAAATGATAGCACCCAATGATTGGGACACCACAAGACAAAGAGTAAAAGGTACTAATGAAACAGCAAAGCTGATTAATGAATCCCTTCTTCAAATCAAAAACAAGATATACAAGAAGGAAGTAGAGTTACTGGAAAGAGGTTATATTCTGACAGCAGACCTACTAAGAGATGCCTACCAAGATAAGATAGATGCCATTCAAACTAAAACCCTTAATCAAATCTATCAGGAGTTCTTAGATAGCCTCAACAAGGTAGTAGGCAAGGGTACATCAGAAGCAACCTACTACAGTTACAGCAGAACATTTGAACTTCTGAAAGAATACATGAAGAAGAAGTTCAAAAGAGAGGATATGTTTCTATTAGAACTCAACTATTCATTCATGGCAGACTTTGATGTGTTCCTAAAGACTGAATACAAGCAGAAGAAGAACACCACAGTCAAACACTTGAAGTGTTTGAAAAGGGTAGTAAACATAGCTCTAGCAAACAAGTACTTGCAAGTAGACCCATTTCTCAACTACAAGGTAGAAAGAGAGAAGGTAGAAAAGGAGTTTTTGACTGAGGAAGAATTAAGAGCCATCATCAACAAGGATTTCTCACTACCAAGGCTAGAGAGAGTTAGAGATATTTTCATTTTTAGCTGTTTCACAGGTCTATCGTACAGTGATGTTAAGACCCTTAATGAGTCTCATTTCATCAAAGATGAAGAAGGCAGAGTGTGGATTAAGAAGCATAGAGTTAAGACAGGTGTGTTGTCAAGAATACCTCTCCTACCTATCCCCAAGCTAATATTAGAGAAGTATAAAGGTGGAGATAAGCTACTCCCAGTCATTGATATTTCTTCTACAGATTCTTACTTGAAGGAGATAGCAGATTTATGTGGTATCAATAAAAGAATCAGCTACCATACAGCAAGGTTCACATTTGCAACAACTGTTACTATCACTAATAGAATATCACTTGAAGTAGTAAGTAAGATGATGGGACACACCAATACAAGAATGACATCTCACTATGCAAAAATTGTAGATAAGTATATAGGTGAGGAAATGGATAAGTTGATGAATGCCTATGATGATGTAACAATTGAATAGTGGCATATACTGCTAAAGAATCTCTGTAGTTTATTGGACTATGGAGATTCTTTACTATTTTTGCTCACTTTGTTATTGTATTATAAACTTAAACTAAGTGAGATATGGAAAATACTACCCTATCATATAATACTTATGGGGACTTATATGACACTCCACAGATTATATATTCGGATAATGGACAGTCAAAAGAAATATCACCAGATACAAGAATTGATAGTCTTGAAGGATTATTATATGGGAATTTCTCAAAGTGTAAAGAGGTTCAATGTAACTTTAATCTATCTTTTTACATTGATAAGATGCCACATGGCATAGTAAACAAACAGATTCCGGGAGTAGGTGCTACTACCCTTGAAATAAATGCAAATAGAAATTCAATTATAGTCCTTCCTACAAAAGCACTGGCTTTCTCCAAATGTAAAAAGCACCCCAATACTTTATATATAGGAAGTGAAATAAAGGATGAAAAGGAAAGGACAACAGACCAAGAGATAATAGAGTATCTCCAGAAGGAAGGATATAAGAAGCTGTTGGTAGTAGCAGATAGTTTAGGTAGGTTACTGAAATTAATAAAAGAGGAGAATTATAAAGACTACTTTCTAATGATTGATGAAATAGATGTCCTTCAATCTGATAGTAACTACAGACCTCAACTGGAAGATGTGATTGATTATTATCTATTGTTCCCTCCTAAGAATAGGTGCATGGTTACAGCTACCATGAAAGAGTTTACCAATCCCCTTTTAAAGAAGGAATGTCTATTCCCTATCTCATGGCAATGGGAAAAGAAAAGGAACATTAAACTACTTCATACCAATAACATTATCCAAGTAGTGGTAAATGAAATTAAATCTCACCCAAATGAGAAAATATTCATTGCATATAACTCCATCCTACAGATTCAAAATATCATATCTTCTCTTGAAGAAGAAGTGAAAAAGGAATGTGCAATACTATGCAGTGAGGCATCTATTAAAGAAGCTAGAGAATATTATGCAGCCAAATTAGATAGTAATGATGTATTGCCAAATAGAATTAATTTTGCCACTTGTTGCTACTTTACTGGAATAGACATATCAGACAATTATCATCTAATAACAGTATCAGACTCCAGAAGAGACTATTCTATGTTAACCTTAGATAGAATGACACAAATATATGGAAGATGTAGAGGTGAGTATAAGATACTAAGTGACACTATTGTTTATAATACTAAAGATTATGCATTGGTAGAAGATATGAGAACTTATCCAGATTCTCTTGTAAGAAAAGCTAATAAAGTTTTAAGGCTTATTACTGCTGCTGATGACATTAGCCAAGGAGACTATACACTTACAAACCTATTCTCTATTGTAAAAGAGGCTATAAAGGATAAAGCACAAGAGAGGATAAGCAATGATGAACCTATAAATTTAATTAGGAGAAACATATATGGTGAGTATGTGCCTGCCTATCTGAATATAGATTATTTAGTTGAGAGAATGGAGTTATATAGAGGGCTATATTTCCTACCTGAGAAGATGAAAGAAGTTTTAGATAAATGTGCCAACATAGCCCAATACAACTCTATAAATTATGATATAAGCCAGCAACAAATGGCTCTTGAAGATGAAAACAAAGCCATACAAGGAGAACTTGCAGATAGTTACATACAAGAGGCTATTACTGAAATTAATACATTGGATGCAATAGGTAGTTTAAATGATAATACTTTAAAGACATGTATTAGGCAGAGTAAAAGAAATAAGAGAATATTTCTTGAGAGATTCAGTAGGCTATATAAATATGTTGATTTGGATAGCCTATTAAACCAACTTTGGGAGATTAGAACTGACAATGATGCAGCCTTTAAAAATCTCAATAATGCTGTAATGTATTGGGCTTTAGCAGAAGAACACCCTTTCAAAAAAGCTATAAGGGAGTCTTTTTCTGTAAATCAAACATTATCTTCCCCTGAAATACAAACTATATTAGTCCCTATAGTCAAATATCATCTGCACAAGGTACTAATGCCTAGAAAGTATATAAGCCTCTTTAAAAGCATGTATAAGACTGATAGACCAAGGAATCAATATGTTATTAGAGGGGAAAATCCCCTACAATTAAAAGAGCATAAGGATAGAATTGCTCCAGAAGATAATAATTTGTTAAGTTATTTTATAGTTTAGTCGCTGATTATCAATTAAATAAAGTGTTAAAATATTTGCTTTTATCTATATTTTTTCATATCTTTATACCTGAAAATCAAAGAGATATAGTTATCTCTCTTTGAAGCTGCTTTTATTTCTAACCCCATGGTCAAAATTCACCCCATACTAATTACCTACTCAATCCTATCATTAAATTATTATAGTAGGTAGTTAGTATAGGGTGATTTTTGACCATATAAAAAAACAAGGATATGAAATCATTGAAACAATATACTATTATTCCAATAGAAGCTTGTGAACAATTCAAACTTAAAGACCTCTATCTTTTAGCAGGTCTATATATTAATGCTCCCTATAAGATAGGAGCTGAATATATGATTACTGATACTACATTTAGACAGTTATCTGATACAACTGGAGTAAGCATTGATTATATAAAGGATTCATTTATCCCTAAACTAAAGGAGAAAGGATATAGAGTTGACACTATACAAGAAAGTTATAAAATTAAAAGGAATAGATATTATTTGCCTAATCCATCTGAAAACTACAGAGTTATTTGGACTGAATTATTCAGTGATAATTCTCTGTCTCCAGAAGAGAAAGGCTTTATGATTGGGCTATATTGTATCTGTGTAAATAATGCATTTAGATTAAACTTGCCTGATAAAACTATTTATGAGACTTTAGGTATGGTGAAGAACACATATACTAAGTATAAAAATAGTCTGATTAGCAAAGGTATTTTAAAAACACTTGGAGAATCATACATAGCTTTAATCAATTTTAATTTTTTTCATGGTACAATACTTATGTATCCACATTTGGGATATGTTACTTATTTAGATATACTTGAATCTTATGAACCTGATGAAAATGAAAAGGTGATTTTTCTTGATATGTATAAATCTGCATAAACTTACATCAACTAATAATCCCCTGTTTTTATTACTGAAGATAGGGGATATTAGCAAATGTACATCTGCAATAGATAACTGTTTTTACTGTTTTTTTCTAGTTTCCTGATTACCAAAAATCTCAGCTAACTCATTTATTTTATAATCCTTTCCCTTATATTTAAAGATTGTTGGAGGCAAATAAGATAGTTCGCCTTTATACCCTCCAAATTTCTGTAAAGAATCAGGTAATATTACCTCTTTAAGTTTCATGCATCCATAGAAAGCATTAGCCCCAATATGAGTAATTGTATCTGGAAGAGTAAGTTCTTGCAAATCAATACAGCCTTTAAAACTTTTATTATTAAGCTTTCTAACTCTATCTGGAATTTTATATTTGCTCCCTTTTGCATTGGGGTATGCTATAAGAGTTTTCCTATTCTTATCAAAAAGAACACCATCACAACTACAATAATGAGGATTATCTTTGTCTACTTCAATTGAAGCCAGATTAAAACACTTCCAAAAACCCCAATCTATTTTTCTGACACTTGGAGAAACTATTAACTTTTCAAGCCTTTCACAATGGTCAAAAACACTATGATTAATCTTCACTACTGTATATTGTACACTATTGTTTTCTATCTGATTAGGTATCTTAATCACTTCTTTAAAGTTACTATTATCATTGTTTCTCTCACCATAAAAAGTGAAATTGCCAAACACATTTTTAGCTTTTGTAATAGCAACCTCTTTAGTGCCTATCTCTGTTTCTATATACTCAAAAGGATATATGTCAAACTTTGCTAGTTCATTTTCTACGCTCATAATGTTGATTGCTTAATTCAATGCGAAGATATGTATTTTTTCCTAATAATTTTATTTTTTTTTATTTCCATGAGTACTATATACTCCAGCCATATCACCCTCCCCATCACTCAGGTGGGGATAGTCCCCCTACAACAATAATAAATTTACAATTATGGAAAGAAACTTGAAGTTCTTAAAGACAATGAGTGTGGCTGAATTTAAAGCACAGCACAATGTGGAAAAGATTGAAGTGAAAAGAAATGAACACACTGGCAAGTGTTTCTTTGTCTATGGCTTTGAAACTGGAGCTTGTTCAAGAAAGGTGGAGACTGGAGAGCTGACAATACCAGTCATTTCAGAAGTATGCTCTGCTGAAACTGGAGATATATTTCTTCTGTTACATCAGAAAGGAGAAGGAGGGGCTACTACACTGGCAACTCTATAGGAACTAATGAAAATGCTCCAGAAGGGCAGTTGGATTAATAGTCTGACTGCCTTTTTTATTTTCTAAGTAGTTAATCATTAATAGAATATAGTCATGTTAAATTTAAGAGTATCATCAAAGAAGCAGGCTAAGATAAAGCTTGCTCTACAAGGCTGTGCAGGCTCAGGAAAGACCTATTCAGCCTTATTATTAGCCTATGGTCTGACTAATGACTGGACTAAAATAGCAGTCATAGACAGTGAAAATGGGAGTGCTGACCTATATTCCCACTTGGGAAACTATAATGTGTTACCTCTTCTGGAGAACTTTACACCAGAAACTTATATTGAAGCAATACAAGTTTGTGAGAGTGCAGGTATGCAGGTAATCATTATTGATTCAATCTCTCAATGTTGGGACTGCCTTCTGGAGTATCATGCTAACCTACAAGGCAATTCATTCACCAACTGGCAGAAGATTACACCAAGAATGAATGCCTTCATGCAGAAGATTCTACAATCCCAAAGCCATGTTATTTGCACAATGAGGTGTAAGCAGGATTATGTATTAAGTGAGAAAAATGGTAAGATGATTCCTGAGAAAGTAGGGTTAAAAGCTGTGATGAGAGATGGAATAGATTATGAATTTACTATAGTATTTGATGTAAATATGAAGCACCAAGCTTTAGTAAGTAAGGATAGAACCAATCTATTTGCAGGTAAACCAGACTTTACAATTACACCAACTACAGGGCAAATAATACTTGATTGGTGTAACAATGGAGTAAACTTAGATGTGATAAAGCAGAAGATAAATCAAGCTAAAACTATTGAAGAACTTACCTCTATCTATCATCAATACCCTGAATGGTATCAGCAACTTACTTCTGACTTCATGCAAAAGAAGATGCTACTACAGGAAGAAGCCAATAAACCAATAATCAATTATTCACCTAATTTTGTAAGATATGGAAGCAATTCAAACCCTGCAATTAATGCCAGTGCACAGAACTAATATACAGATTCAACCATTTAATCAACCAAAGTTTGAGATAGAATTACCTGTTGAAACTGTTGAAGCTGAAATTATAGACTCCAGAAGGGAAAATAAAAGATTGCCTTTTATAGAAGCCAATACCAAAGAAGCTACTTTGCTACATTTAAAGGAGGACTGTGTAGTACCTGTGTTCAGTAAAGACAATGAGATTACTATCAGTCACCCTTCATTTATTGAAACTGTTTGGGAGGCTGCTAATCAAGTGTTTCCCAATGAAAGGATTGAAGAGCCTTTAATTAGAACAAGCCATGTTATTAAAGGAAGGACACCAGAAGCTATTCACAAGCCAGTGAAAGACTTGTTGGATGAAGATAAGACCATCTATTATGAGAGAATGATGTTCTGTTTTGAAATACCCACTATCCATGAAGATATTGAAGGCAATAGGTTGAATCTTACTATTGGTGGGGTAAGGGCATATAACCATGAGAATCTATATAGCAAGAAAGGTGTAGAAAAGTTCAAGGTATTTATAGGCTTCAAGAACATGGTTTGCTGTAATATGTGTGTATCAAGTGATGGCTATAAGTCAGAATTAAAGGTGATGAGTACTGCTGATTTGTTTAGTTCAGTGATGAGGCTATTTCAAGAATACAACATAGCCAAACACCTCTACTACATGAGTGCATATAAAGATAGTTATATGACTGAAAGCCAATTTGCCCAGTTCTTGGGAAAGAGCAGATTATACCAATATCTCCCAATTGAACAGAAGAAAAGGCTTCCTCAAATGCTGATGACAGATACTCAGATAGGACTTGTAGCCAAATCATATTATAATGATGATAATTTTGCCCTTCCTGAGAATCAGAGTGCCATATCTATGTGGAATGTATATAATTTACTCACTGGAGCCAATAAAAGCAGCTATATAGATAACTTCTTGGATAGGTCACTCAATGCCACACAGCTTACAGAAGGGCTAAATAAGGCTCTGTATGGAGAAAATGAATATTCATGGTTTATACAATAATCCTATAATTCTTATTTCCTTCTGGAGTATCTGCTCCCATTTATCCATTATGTTAGGAAATTCTGTAGTGTCGAAAAAAACTGTAATGTACCTTATAGGAATAAAAATAAAAATTCGACACTTCACACTTACTTGGTTATATTTATATAGGAAGTAAGTGAGCAAGGGGTATTTTCTATGGTGGCTGAATGGAAAACTGGAAAACAAGCTCCAGAAGGTGGTTTGAAAGAAAGATTGGATATGAAATGTCCTCCATCTTTTTCTTGTTATTCCTTCTGGAGTAGCTGGCTGTAGTTGGGTATTAAGGTATTTGAACTGATTATAACATGGAGATAATGGTAAAAGGCATTTTGAATATCACTATTGGATTGATATTCATGTGTATAATGGCTAAAGAGAGATAAAGGTGAACAGCCTTTGTATTGTGTTTATTATTGTTGTAAGCCTCGGTTCTTGTAAGGAATTGGGGCTTTTATTTTGAAAATATATGAGAATCAGAGATATGTAATGGAATTAATGGTACATTTGCCACTGGTGGATATGAAGGTATATTATTACTTTTCCACTTCAAGAGCCTTAATGACAGATAAGAGAATAAGCTCATGCCTATGGTACTAATATGGATTGAAACCTATTAAAAGTAGCCTTCAAATGATTGTTTATTTGTGGAAAGTCTTAACTTTGCAACAGAAACAATCAAATGATTGCTAATGAAATAGAAGTTTAACAAGACATATTAGATAAAGAAGTGTTTGCTTCTTACTTGTGAAGTCCTAAAATCACCACTTTGAAGACTAACAATCACAGCAGTAAGGGAGTGAATGCTCATACCATCAGGTGTGGGCTTTCCTTGTTTGTGATTGTAGGTGTTGTGGTGATACCTTGGACTCAGCAGGAAAGTACCACACTTTCTTTTTTGTAGTATGGCTACAAAAAGGAGTATATGGAAAATAAGAATCTCATATCATTTAAAACAGATGTAATAAAATATATTGAATCTTTCAAAGATGAAATGATATACTCATTTCCAATGTACTTTAAATGTAATAGTATTAAAAGAATTACTATACAGAAAAAAGATGGAGAAGATATTTTAGAAGGACCTATTTGTGTGATAGAAGGAGATACTATTTCTTTGTCAATAAGAAATTTGAATGGTGAACAAATTTATCTTAATTACGCAGACTTGGGATTTCCTATCCATGTTTTGCAGAGACAGTTATTATTTCATATATTACACTTAGACTGTTTTCAGAATGAAATAAAAATAAACTGTATATTGGATAGATTTGAATTTATTAATCACTCCTTTTTTGAAGACAACAATGGGACTATTTCTTATGATTTCACCAATGAATATTTACCTATACCTAAAAATGCATCTTATAAATATGGACTTGAAATACATGAAAATGATAAGACATACTATATAGGAATGAATTATGACTTATCAATATGGATTCAGTATCATGATGTACATAATAAGCATCAAACTATTCCAATTAGTGAAAATTGTATCTTTAGAGCATCAGATAGAGCTATTATGTATGATGATTCAAATCCCTTATTTCCTAAAGTTTGTGTGTTAGGAGAAAAAATGGATTGGCTACCTCAACAATGGCAAAATATACTACCATCAAGTATAGAAAAAGCAAAATCTAAAGAAATATTTGATAGCATTATAGAGATAATTACAAGTTCCAGATACACTTACAAATGTATAATTGATACAGATGGAGAAATAATAAAAGGATTTTAAATGAAGAAAATGGAATTTCCACTAACATTTGGTCTACAAAAGGCAGGTTTACCACTGATATTGATGTCAGGAAAAACAAACAACCTTTGTTTCTTGATTGATACTGGTGCTACTCATAACACCCTATTTGACTTTGTATATGAACATTTTAAGAGTGAGTTTAAGCTACTTGAAGGGACATATAGAACAATGGGGATAGAGGGACACTATAAAGAAACCCCTATCATTGAAGCTACATTCAATTTTGAAGGGAGGGATTATACTTCCACCTTTTCTGTTTTGGATGCTTCTGAGGCTATAAAACAAGTGCAGGATGAAACTGGGATACAGATTCATGGGGTACTTGGGGTACAATTTTTGATAGAGAATAAATGGATTATTGATTTTGAACAAATGAGGGTTACAAATGAAGAAAAATAGCTATTTTATACTTTTATTGTCTGTTTGCATGATAGGATGCTCTGTTCAGACTAAACAAAATAAAGAGCAGGAAAATATAGTGAAAAGAGATACAGCATATGTGATAGAGCCTTTTTTGAGGGATGGTATTACATATATTTGTAAAGATGAAATAATGAAACCATATCTTGTTGATTATAATTATTCACCTCCACAGAAATATGAAATAGACCAAATTACAGCCAAAAAGCAAGGCAACAAAATCATAGTGGGAACTGACTGCTATATTACTCACAAAATATTGTCTGGTAGATATTGGAGTATTGAGAAGATGGGAGATTCTTATTCACTTCCTAAAACAAAGTTAGCCATCCTAAAAACAGATAAAGGAGAGGTTAGAATTGCAGAAGTAGATGGAGTTTTAGAGGATTTCTGTGTACTTGAAATCAAATATGATAATTATAAGGCAAGTACAGGATATCCATCTAATTATTATAAACTTCCACAAGAAATGTTTGCTCGATAATGAAAAATAAGGCAAAGATACTTATTCAAGTAAAAGATGTAGGCTTTACATTCCTTCTTGACAAAAGGATGAAACACAATTTGATTAGCCCTACTTTCTTGGCTTTCTTCAAAATAGGTAAGCAGAGGGATTCTCTTTTGAATAATGATATAGGAGAAGTAAATATAAAACCTGAATATAATAACTCCTTTCCTTTTCTTCTTTCTTATGTAGATAGTATTTCACTGGAAGATACATTCCATTATGTTGGGAAGAAAGTTGTTTGGTGCAGTGATAATAAGTTTAGAGAGTGTAAGGCAGTCAAATTCAATTTTGAATATGAGGGACATCCTTACTCTGAACTATTCTTTATTGATAAGAGTGTTGAAGAGGACTATGCTATTTTAGGCTCTACCTTCTGGAGTAGCTTTAATGCAGAATAACAAGTAGATGGTCAATGAACAAGAAATAGAAATTTAGCCTACTTTTAAGAGGTAGCTGAATCTAATCACAAGCTATTCACAGCCATTTGATAAATAAACAATTTAATTATTAACCAATAGCATTGAAATTATGAGACACCAATTAAAGTTATATCATTGATATATAAGTCATTTTAGTAGGAATATAAAAGAAAAAGTAATAGGTATTTAGAGCCAACCAATAGTAATACCATATTATGACCGATACTATGGGCCGTATGCACTCAGACGCTCAGTTCGCTGGTTCTTCATCAGTTCCTGCTCACGTAGAAATGATGGGATTCCTGGGTATCGGTAACAACCCTATGGTAGGTTGTACAGTGGCTTGTGCTGTTGACGTAGCTCAGGCTTTGAGCAAGTAATTATAACGATTACGACATATTAAATCCCTGTAACTGACAAGGTTATGGGGGTTTTCATTTTAAGTCAAATAGTCTTTTATTACTAAAACAAACTACCTTATTCTTCTCTTTTGTCTTCCATTATTAGCAGATTTGACAACTCAGTAAACTTCATATTTCTCCTGTTTTTAACCAATAGAAAGAGAGAAGTTGGAGGAGTGTTAGAGATGGCTTATAAGAGTAAAAACAGAGCTATTCACAACTAAATCACAACTGTTTTACCTAAAAACTAAAAGTGGTTGTGAATTGGTATATATCAATCTAGAATACAACAATTTACACTTATCATTCTATGCTGTATAAAACATCATTTACAGTATGGAAAGACATACATACACAATTAACTTTTGGGTTAGTCCAAGTAATGCTAGAAAAAATGGTACTGCCCCTATCAATGCGACTATTACCCTTAATGGTAATAGAGCCTCATTCTCTTCAAACAAAAAGGTGAATCCCAGTGATTGGGATGCCACAAGACAGAGAGTAAAAGGTACTAATGAGACAGCAAAGCTGATTAATGAATCCCTTCTTCAAATCAAAAACAAGATATATAAGAAGGAAGTAGAGTTACTGGAAAGAGGCTATATCCTGACAGCAGACCTACTGAGAGATGCCTACCAAGATAAAATAGATGCCATTCAGACTAAAACCCTCAATCAAATCTATCAGGAGTTCTTAGATAGCCTCAACAAGGTAGTAGGCAAGGGTACATCAGAAGCAACCTACTACAGTTACAGCAGAACATTTGAACTCCTGAAAGAATACATGAAAAAGAAGTTCAAAAGAGAGGATATGTTTCTATTGGAACTCAACTATTCATTCATGGCAGACTTTGATATGTTCCTAAAGACTGAATACAAGCAGAAGAAGAACACCACAGTCAAACACGTGAAGTGTTTGAAAAGAGTAGTTAATATTGCCTTAGCAAACAAATATCTGCAAATAGACCCTTTCCTCAATTACAAGGTAGAAAGAGAGAAAGTAGAAAAGGAGTTCTTAACAGAGGAGGAATTAAGAGCTATTATCAACAAGGATTTCTCACTGCCAAGACTTGAAAGGGTTAGGGATATTTTCATCTTTAGCTGCTTCACTGGGTTATCATACAGTGATGTAAAAACCTTGAATGAATCTCATTTCATCAAAGATGAAGAAGGTAGAATCTGGATTAAGAAACATAGAGTAAAGACAGGTGTCTTATCAAGAATACCTCTCCTACCCATCCCAAAGTTAATATTAGAGAAGTACAAAGGTGGGGATAAGCTACTACCTATTATTGATATTTCTTCTACTGACTCTTACTTGAAGGAGATTGCTGATTTATGTGGCATCAATAAGAGGATTAGCTATCATACAGCAAGGTTCACATTTGCAACAACTGTTACTATCACTAATAGAATATCACTTGAAGTAGTAAGTAAGATGATGGGACACACCAATACAAGAATGACATCTCACTATGCTAAAATTGTAGATAAGTACATTGGTGAAGAAATGGATAAATTGATGGATACCTATGATGATGTGACACTAGAATAGTATATAATGAAAAGAATCTCTGTAGTTGGTTGCACTATGGAGATTCTTTATTACATTTGCTCACTTACTTTATTAATAATATATCAAATCTAAGTGAGATGAAAGGTGCATTGAATGATAAGACTATCTATAATACTTATGCAGATATAATAGATTGGAACAGTCTGACAGAAAAGGAATGCCAAACCATAAGAGACTTGAAGGATAATAATATAGAGATAACCCCTACTACTATTATCAAAGACCTCTCAGGTTTTCCCATAGGTCAAAAGGGATATATAGAAGGCAGTTCTGTATTTACTGGAAAGAAGCACATGCTATCTGACTACTTAGATAAGATGCCACATGGTATTGTAGACAAGAGAATACCTGGTATTGGAGCTACAACTCTTGAAATCAATTCTAAAAGAAACTCTATTATAGTATTTCCTACTAAAGCATTAGCCTATTCCAAGCACCTAAAGCATCATAATACTCTATATGTTGGAAGTGGTATTGAAGAGAGGAAAAGGACATCAAATGCTGAGATTCAACACTATCTTAATACAGAAAGTCACAAGAAACTACTTGTAGTAGCTGACAGCTTAAAGAGAGTATTGGCACTAATCAAGGAAGAGAATTATGACAAGTATTTCCTAATGATAGATGAAGTAGATGTACTTCAATTTGACAATAACTACAGACCTCAACTAGAAGATGTTATTGATTACTATTTAAGATTTCCACCAAAGAACAGATGTATGGTGACTGCAACCATGAGAGCCTTCTCCAATCCTCAACTAGAGCATGAATGCAAATTTAATCTACCTTGGATATGTAATGCTCCTAGAGAAGTAATGCTGTTACATACAGATAATATCACTATGGCAGTGGTAGAAGAAATACTCAAACATCCTAATGAGAAGATATTCATTGCCTATAATTCCATAGTGCATATAAGGGAAATCATTTTAGAACTTGAAGAGGAAATTAGAAAGGATTGTACTATTCTATGTAGTGAAGCATCCATTAAAGAAGCAGGTTCTTACTATGCACCTAAATTAAAGAAAGGTGAAGATGGCAAAGAGAAATTACCCAATAGAATAAATTTTGCTACTTGCTGCTATTTTACTGGCATAGATATAGAGGATGAATATCATTTAATCTCAGTTTCAGATACAAGGCATTCACATTCCATCTTATCCATTGATAGAATGACACAGATACATGGAAGGTGTAGAATAAGTAAGGGGGTACTCAGTGAAACGTTAGTATATAGTACTTTCAAGAAGAAAGAAGCCAAGACCATCTTTGATGAGCTTAAAAAGAGAAGCAAACATGAGAATTACAGCAAATACTTAATACACAAGGCTAAGAAGGTATTGAATTTGATTGATTCAGCAGATAAACTTAGCAACAATGACAGTGATTTGAGAGAACTATTTGATATAGTCAAAGAGGCTATAAAAGACCATGCAAAACAAAAATCCATAGGAGAAGCACCTATTGAATTGACAAGAAAGAACATAGACAATCAATATGTTCCTGCATATCTTAACATTGACTATTTACAAGAGAAGTACTTTCTATATCAGCATGTATATACCTCAACTGAGAATATCAAGAAAGAAGTGGAACAAGCTAACTGCAAGGTTATTGATAGTATATCATTATCCTACATTAAGACTGATAACCAAATAGAAAATGAGGCTAATAATAAGGCTGTTTTGAAAGTTTGGGAGGAAGAGGATATACAAGAAGCTATTGCTGAAATTAGGCAATTAAATTCCATTCATCAGTTGAATGAAAGTACTCTTACAACTAAATGTAGAGGATATAAAAAGCATAAAAGAACCTTCTATGAAAGAGTTATGAAACTATATAAATATGTGGATATAGACAGTCTTTTATATTTGCTTTGGGAGATTAGGAACATGAATAATAAGGCTTTCAAAACTATTAATAATGCTGTGGTATTTTGGGCATTGGTAGATAATCATCCTTTAAAGCAAAGTCTTAATAATGCTTTCCAAGACAAGTCAAAGCTGTATTCCAGTGATGAACTACATATGGATGTGATTGCCCCCATCATTAAGTACCATACTCACAAGACTATCAGTAAACACAAAGCTGTTAACCTATTAAATGCCTTCTATGAAGTCAAGAGAACAAAGAATAAAGGAGTGAATAAGTATCAGATTATTGGTGAGAATCCCTATCACTTGAAGGTACATGGAAATAGAATACCCTATGAGGATAATAATCTATTAGTATTTTTTATGATTTAATTCTTGATTATCAACATATTACACTTGAAATAACTTGCACATGTCATTTATTTTTCATATCTTTATATCAAGTAAAGGAGAGTAATTCCACTTTCCTTATAATCCTTAATATAGAGAATAAACCAGTGGTCAAAAACCACTCTATACTAATTACCTACCATCTTTATTTAACTGTATAGGGAGGTAGGTAATTAGTATAGGGGCCTTTTTGACCCTATAATATACAAGATATGAGACCAACAGTGAAAAGATATACCATCATCCCTAATGAGGCATGTAAACATTTTAAAGGTAAAGACCTCTATTTATTAGCAGGATTATATATTAATGCCCCTTATGAAAGAGATGGAGAATACATGGTAACAGATACTACATTTGACCAATTAGCAGCAACTACTGGAGTAAAAGTTGAGTATATTAGGTCTTACTTCATTCCTAAACTAAAGATAGATGGCTATATTAGATGTGAAACTCAACAAGCAGGGTACAAGAAAAGAAATACTTATTACTTGCCTAATCCTAAATCCAATTATAAAGTTATCAAGGCAGGCTTATTTACAGATAATACCCTCACAGATGAAGAGAAAGGGATTGTTATTGGTTTATACTGTATGTGTGTAAACAATACTTTTGCATGTGGATTGTCTGATAAATACATCTATAATTACTGGGGAATATCTAAGAACACATTCAAGAAGTATAGAAACCAACTGATGGAGAAAGGAATATTATGTATAGCTAAACAAGCTCCCACTGCTCTAACATGGACAGAAAAACCAGAAGACTACATTCTTATGTATCCATATATAGGACATATTAGTTATCAAGATGTAATATCCAAACACAAACCAACATTAGAAGAACATTGCAATTACAATTTACATAGGTCTGCATGAGAACCATTAATAAATCATAGTTTTTATCTATAGTTACTATAAGCTACTGTATATTAACATTAGCAATACATAACTATATTTACCCTCTACTTCAAGTATTCTCCAATTTTTATTTTATTTTTTATAGGTCTATGTACCATCCTATTAGCATCAACAGCCCCCTAATCTTGCAATATTGGGCTACTCCCCCTATCATGTTTGTGGGGATGAAGCTAAAGTAAATTGGATAATGAACTAAAATAGGATGCTCATTACACTAATACAAACAACACTGCTCATTACTTCCCCCTATGCACTTGAAGGTAGTCAATGATGGAATTACCTCATTAAGTACAACAATTAAATTACAGAATTATGGAAAAGTTAAAGTTTTTAGAGACAATGACTATCAATGAGTTCAAGTCTCAGAAGGAAGTTAAAGCTATTGAAGTGAAGCAGAATCCACACACTGGTAAATGCTTCTTTGTATATGGCTGTGAAACTGGTGCAGTGAGTGACAAGTTTATTAATGGAGAAATCACCAATCCAGTTATTTCACAAGTATGCTCACCTGATACTGGTGATATGTTCTACATGCTCCATCAGAAGGGTGAAGGTGATTGTATGACCTTGGCAACTTTATAAAGGTTATACTCCCCACTAGAAGAGTAGTTCAGTTGAAAGATTGGCTACTCTTTTTTCTTTATACACTAACCATCAACAATTAATAGATTACAATATGTTGAATTTAAGAGTATCATCAAAGAAGCAAGCTAAGATAAAGCTTGCTCTACAAGGCTGTGCAGGCTCAGGAAAGACCTATTCAGCCTTGTTATTAGCCTATGGGCTTTGTGGTGACTGGACCAAAATTGCCATCATTGACAGTGAAAATGGAAGTGCTGATTTATATGCACACTTGGGAAATTACAATGTATTACCCCTTCAAGACAACTTCACACCTGAAACCTATATTGAAGCTATAAAGATATGTGAAGAGGCTAAAATGGAGGTGATAATCATTGATAGTATTTCCCAATGTTGGGATAACCTTCTGGAGTATCATGCTAATCTACAAGGCAATTCATTCACTAACTGGCAGAAGATTACACCAAGAATTAATGCCTTCATGCAGAAGATTCTACAATCTCCAAGCCATGTTGTTTGCACAATGAGATGTAAGCAGGATTATGTACTTAGTGAGAGAAATGGTAAGATGATCCCTGAGAAAGTGGGGTTAAAAGCAGTCATGAGAGATGGAATAGACTATGAATTTACCATAGTCCTTGATATTAACATGAAGCATCAAGCCATTGCTTCAAAGGATAGAACAAGTCTATTCATGGGTAAGACAGACTTTACTATTACACCCACTACTGGACAAATAATACTAGATTGGTGTAATAATGGGATAAACTTGGATATGATAAAACAGAAGATAAATCAAGCTAAAACCATTGAAGAACTTACCTCTATCTATCACCAATACCCTGAGTGGTATCAACAACTTACATCAGATTTCATGCAAAAGAAGATGCAGTTGCAGGAAGAGAACAATAAACCTATTATTAACTATAATCCTAATTTTATACATTATGGAAGCAATGCAGTTAATGCCAGTACACAGAACTAATATGTCTGTATTGACTAACCAAAGAACTAATATTGAAACAATAACACCTATTGAGGTATTGGAGAGTGAACCTACTAATACTAGAAGGGTAAACAAATTACCATTCATTGAGGCTAATACTAAAGAAGTCACTATTGAACATCTAAGAAATGATTGTGTAGTACCTGTGTTCAGTAAGGATAATGAGATTACTATCAGTCACCCTTCATTTATTGAAACTGTATGGGAAGCTGCAAATCAGGTATTTCCCAATGAAAGGATTGAAGAACCTTCAATGAGGGTTAGTCATGTGATTAAAGGAAGAATCCCTGAAGCTATCCATAAACCAGTAAATCAGTTGTTAGAATCTGACAAGACCATTTACTATGAAAGAATGATGTTCTGCTTTGAAATTCCCACTATCCATGAAGATATTGAAGGCAATAGACTGAATCTTACTATTGGTGGAGTAAGGGCATATAATCATGAAAACTTGTATAGTAAGAAAGGTGTAGAAAAATTCAAGGTATTTATAGGCTTTAAGAACTTAGTTTGCTGTAATATGTGTGTCTCAACTGATGGTTACAAGTCTGAACTAAAGGTGATGAGTACTGCTGATTTATTTAGTTCAGTGATGAGGCTATTTCAAGAATACAATATAGCCAAGCACCTATACTACATGAGTGCTTACAAGGATAGTTATATGACTGAAAGTCAGTTTGCACAGTTCTTAGGTAAAAGTAGATTATATCAATATCTTCCAGTTGAACAGAAGAAAAGACTTCCTCAAATGCTGATGACTGATACTCAGATAGGCTTAGTTGCTAAATCATATTATAGTGATGACAACTTTGCTCTTCCTGAGAATCAAAGTGCTATATCCATGTGGAATGTATATAATTTACTCACTGGGGCTAATAAAAGCAGCTATATAGACAATTTCTTGGATAGGTCACTTAATGCCACACAACTTACAGAAGGACTAAATAAGGCTATGTATGGCACTAATGAATACAGCTGGTTTATCCAATAATCAGTTATAATTAGCACTACTTCTCCAACTCCACCCTAATCCTACTTCTTATATCCATTATGTTAGGAAATTCTTGTTAGCCTCATTTACATCCTTATTTATAATATGGAGGTAAGTGAGAAATAGGTGTTTGTATTCACTTTTCCTATAAAAAACAATAGAAGTGAATACATTCAATAACCTAACACCTTCAAGTGCCTCAGGCTAACCTGAGAAAAGTGTACATGTATCTTCTGAAATTTAGATTATATACTGGAAGTTAGATGTACACAATAGCCTCTTAGCTCTGAATATGAACTATAAGAGTGAGGTTTGGAGGTAGATTAATAGTTACCTCATTAAACTAATCCACTTCAAGTGGTTAAAATGAAAAGTGATTAGATAAAGGAGTATTCATAGATTTACATTGTGGTTAAAGCCTTATTGTATTGTAGTTTATTGTTGTTCAAGCCTCAGCCTATAATAGGTTGGGGCTTTTTAAATTGATTGAGTTATGACAGAATTTTATTTAATGATGAAATGGGTTGTTTTTAGTATAGTAGGCTTGGCAATATACCTATGGTTAGACAGAGATACTAAGAAATAAAGATTAACTTTGTAATACAAGAACATAGCCCATACCTATGGTAGTAATATGGATTGAGACCTATTAAAAGTAGCTTTCAAATAATTGTTTATTTGTGGAAAGTCCTAACTTTGCAACATAAACAATTTAATGATTGCTAATGAAATAGAAATTTAATCAAGACATATTAGAAAAGAAGTGTTTACTTTTTACTTGTAACTCTCAAAATCGCCAATTTTAAGAATAGCTACAAAAGTGAATAAGTGAATGTTCATACCATGAGGTGTGGGCTTTCCTTGTTGTAGCTATGGGTGTTTGGCGATGCCTGAGAGTTGATAAGGGAAGATACCACACCTTCTTTCATGGTATGACTACAAAAGAATATGCCTATGAAATACATTATCAGTGTACTATTATTACTATCAACTCTTCAAGTAATAGCCCATGAGTGGAATACTTATCAATATAAAGATAAATATTCTGTTTCAGTGCCTTCAACAATAGAATTAAGAAGAGAAAATGATACCTATACTCAACTACTAAATGATATTCAAGGAAACATTATAGGCTTTCAAGTAACATCTACAAGTAATAATAGAGTTATATTTCAACAAGTTGGCTTATCAACTAATAAGCATGAATATAAGACCAAATACTGTAGAATATTAATAGACTATTATACTTGTGAAGATGAGCATGTTCCTTGTAGTGGTGATAAGTTAGAATTGAATGAAGAGTATTTCATTAATGGAATGATTGCAATTCAGCAAGATTGTGAGAATACGAAAACACCATTAATAAATATCATATCCAATGATACCATGACTATTGCCAATTCTCCTGCTACCAAAATCATATATAGAAGGCAGGGAAACAATGGAGCATCACCAGTAATTGTTGCTATCTATACCATTTTCAACTATGATGAGTATGTCAGATTTACTATGGCTTTTAGAGAAGCAGAGCAAGATATATGGATGAAAGACTTGGTTAAAGCTAGAAATTCATTTAGATGGATGAAGCAACATCATACTTCCAATACAGGCAACATATCTAAAGATGAAGCAATAAAAGAAGGTTTAGAACTTGGAATTATAACAGTATGGAAAGTCATTCTTGAGCTTATATTTGGTTGTTGTTTTCTTGGGTATATTATTAGAACAAAGAAAAATAAACAAGTAACCATAGCTCCCCCAATTAGTGAAGAAGCTATTGATATACCCTATAAACCAGCATACCTAAAACAAGATAGAATGCTTAAAACTGATATTAAGAAGAAGCTATGGAAGGTAGGTAAGAAACTATTATTATCCTTGGTTATAATAGGAGGTAGCTTTGCTATATGTGTACAAATGGAAGAGTTGTATTATGAATTGAATTGCTTATTCTATTACCCTTTCTATTTAATTATAGGAGTGTATTACCTCTATCTCATTTGGAGAAAGAAAGAAGTACAGAGTGAAGATATAGTTCTTTATCCTCTGCTAAAGAAAATAGGTATCTATTCTAATATTTCAGACCATTATTTATTGAGAAAAGCTCTATTAATGACTGTAGTACCTTTACTATTAGTAACTATTTCAATATCTCTTCTAGTGGTATCCATTGACAGTATAAGTCCTAAAGATAGTGGTGAAGTAAGTATAGGTAGTTTCATCCTAAGCTTACCAGTAGTGGCATGGATTGTATTTTTTGTATATGTATATGGTAAGAAATGGCTTGATAATACACCAAAATTATAAATGTTTTAAACTCTATTTATCATGATTAGAAAGATAATTGGCTGGATACTTGCCATAATAAGTACTATATTGTTATTGCTCACCATAGGAGTTGGAATATATGGTTACAGCAGTTCTAAAATTGAAGTAGCTACTACTGTATTTCAGTCAGGAATAGCTGGCTTCTTTGTATTTATGGGGTTATCCATATTGTTATTAAAGAAACAGCAGAACTCTAATAACGGCTTATCTTGGTGGTACAAGACAAGAAGGATATTAGGTTATATATTCCTTATATTATTTCTATTTTCAATACCAGGAATACAATACTTTGATATATATGAGATACTACCTAGAGTATTAATACTTATCACAGCATACTTCCTTTTAAAGTCTTATAATACAAAACAATCAAGTAATACTAAAGAAAAGATGTTTAATAGTAGAACCAACATTCGAATTGAAGATAATAATGTAAAAGAGCATAGAACTACTTCTGAGTGGAGTTTGAAATCTGAGAGGTATTTTACTCAAGAAGAGATAGATGAAGTTAGTCATGCTATTGTAGTACCCTCTCAATATGGCAATTCAGTAGAATTTACAATGAAACTAGGTGGTAGATGTACATATATCCCACTTGATAAAGGTTCTAATATAACTGTAGGAGAGATTGTTGATATGAAACAAGCCATACTTCTTACATTAGAGAAGGAGGGAGAAAGTGATATTGTAAGAGTCAAAATATAGATGAATATATGGCATTCCTTATATCATGGACTTAATCAAACCAAACTACCTATTATAGTGATTGAGATAGAGGATAAGCACCTTTGTTTCATCTTAGATACTGGGAGTACATGTTGTTTGATTGATAGTAATGTAGTAGAATATTTCAAGAATATAGTAGAGCCTATTGGGGATTACTGCATCAGCGGAATAGATGGAACTAAGCATAAGGTAGATGTGGTTATTCTACCTTTCAACTTTGAAGGTTATACCTATAAGCCAAAGTTCTGTGTACAGCAACTATCAGATGCTTTTAAAGAAATTGCAGAAGACAGTGGAATACAAGTACATGGATTACTGGGTACTGACTTTTTAATAGAGAATAAATGGATTATTGATTTCAAAGAACTTAATATACACAGTTAA